ATCTCACAATGTGGGGTAATGGCTGCGGCACCGTGTTCAACACACGGGTCTCGATTGACGTGAGCATGTTCTCCGGCGTTTTCGCAGGAATTGAACTGACCACGTTCAGCAACGCAGGAATCAACTGCCGTGGCCTCATTCGGAAATCGTGGGTTGCGGCTGTAGTTAATTCGGCGCCCAGTGCCACAAGTAGCAACTGAGCGTTCCATATATACCTCATAAGTGGGTACCGATATAGTTGAAAACATCCATGGAGCGAGTCTATTGGCGACTCGGGTATCAACTAACCGATTTCGTAAAGATCTCAATATGTGACTTTTGGTGAAATGAGTTAACCAAATACATAACTTAGATCTGACGATATCGAACCATGTAAAATTCACTGGATGACCTTGAATACATGTTGCGAAGGGAACTGTTTTAACAGCATGGAGATCGGACAAATATGATGTTAATCCGTAGGCATGAGACAGACGTGCTGTGTCTGCCTGTTTGGCTTTCATTTTCCCAAGTAAATAAGACCGTAACGTGTCGCCATATTTTTCATTGCGTGGTGCTGATGACATAGTCAGTGCAACGTCATCTATCAGCTCCATTGAGAGATCAAACTCCACACGATTGGCCTTATTACTAAACCTATAAAACATCTTATTTTCGTCCATAACAACGCTGTACCCGTTGACGTTGGGCAAACAGTCATAGGCAGATGTGGTGAGAGCGTTTTCATCATTAATATTATAAACGCCATCACTAGGGTGACAATAATACACACTTGTTTCACCCAAATCTCCTAACCTGACATACGTAAAGGCACCATTTGCGCTCACGGCGCTTGCTTCGCTCAACCAATTATGAAATGGATGATTCAAATACGGCGTGCCTCCGTCTGGTGTCATACTGACTTTGCTCCCAACAACTTCAACGGTTGCTTCATACTTCATATCTTCTCCTTCTTGATACCTACCTACTCCAGTGTTGAATCTTGTAAAATCATGATTAATAATAAACGTAGGTCCGGTGACTGTCCTGGTCAGTTGGTCAACCGTCATGTGATAATCCACATGACTAATGACGGCAGCAGGAATCGTTCTGCGGTGGGGACAATCTTCTCCTCTCTTACCGCAATTTTCGAACGTTGTCCTGTCTTTATCGTTTCGTAATATGTCGTCATTACTTACGACGGGGCAACAAACATGCTTAGCATACCCCAACTCGGGCCATCTGGATCGTGAACCGCCGACATCTCTAACACGCTCAAACTTCTCGAGTAACGTGTTGAAACAAAATTCTTCAGCGGCGCGTCGTTGGAAGGCGAGGATTTTATGTGCACCAGCAGAGCGTTTGGGCATCTTCAAACCAGCCACATGTGCTCTGAAAGCATCCTTAATGTCATTAATAATGAAAGGTTTTTGATGGTTAATGACTCTAACACGTCTAACACCACCAGTAGCAACTCTCCAAATGACAACACAACATGTGGTAAGCCCCATAAGGCTAACATAACAGCATATGGCAAATATGTTCATAATGCCAGCAATAGAAAACTGTTCTACCACAGTTGGAAACCTCCAAACCTTCTCCAACACGCTGCAACGTACCGGATAACTCAACTCACTTAGCCTCGGCAAAGTGGGGAGGTACGGCACAGCGTTGTAAATCCTGATCATAGCCCTAGTTAACCTACCATTATACGCTGACTTCCAACTTGAAATGTCAGATTTAATAATGGCACATTCGTAAGCTTTCTCGTCTAACCAATCACCGAATATCCAATCAACAGCAGTGTAACACCACTGCC